GCCAGAGGGTTTCAAGGTCACTGGATCTATATATGAAAGAACCAGAGGAAGTCCTTTTCCATAATTTCTTATCATGAAAGTCGAATCCGAAGATACAGGCATGGTAGTGAGGTCTGCCGAAGTTTTCGCCATATTCTCCAGCCATGTAATAGCGTATTTTTGAAGTTGGATATCGTTTTCGCAATCTTTTAATAAAGAGTTGGAAGTCTCTGTGATGTAGGCTTTGATCAGGTGGGAGATGTGTTTCGTCATAAGTGAGGGTTATAAAACAGTTGTTTTCGTGCATTTGGGCTTCATGCATACAACGCATAGCCCATTGACGAGATTTTTCTAACCTGCAGCCAATACATTGTCCGCAGGGGATTTGAAGGGAATGACTTACGTCAATTCCCTTATTTCTTACGCTTTTCGTATCCGAAAAGACGAGTTTAGATTGATTAGCTGCCTTATAGGCAGTTATAGGATGATAGCAAGGCATGTGAGGTGCCCAGCGTCTTTATTAGAGACGCCAGCCTCCGCGTTGCGGAGTTTTTTGCATATTAGCAGCCTTAGTACGGCTGGAATGTCTACGGAAGCTTTTAGCAGACTTCCGTTTTGATACGGATTTACGATGTAAAGTCCTCATTTTTTTGTCCTCAGTTGTTTAAGTTTTTGTGGTTTGGTGTCACCTAGCACAGTTACATCAAGTAGAGTAACTGTGCTGAGCTCGTTTCACTCACTCTGGGAGGCAATTTCTGCCTCAATTTTTTTCTCATTTTCAATGAGTTTTTGGTCAACAAGACCAAGTTTAATAGCTTCGTCTCTATTAGACTCATCATTAAGGAAGTTAATAAGGTTTTCAGGATCATTCTGAAAACGAGCACGCATTTCAGCCGGAAGTTCCATAAATCCGTCTTCTGCGGCGATAACAGCGTTAAGAGCAGTGTGATAGTCCACAATGCCAGTGAAATCGCCATAGCGAGGCGATAAAGGGGCTTCTGGTAAAAGTCCAGTAATATTGAATTGACGAAGAATATTGTTAATATCAGTTTCGTCTTTAAATTGCTGCTGAGCCAGAGTTGGCTCCTCACAAGCCAACCCTGACTCATTTGACGCAGCAATCGTGTCGTAATTATAAGGTGTTCGTAGAAATGGAGCTTTAATAGCCATTTTATTTTCCTTGTTTTTGGCGAATATTTTGCCATTGGTTATGAAGTTCAGTTCCCATGGATTGTAATTTATTTAACCACCATGGATTAGGTGTTTTAGATTCTAAGTTAGCCTCGTTACGAGCTTGTACAGCAGTTAATCCTGCTTGAGCGCTACTTGTTCTAGTAGCTTGATTTTTAAAAGCTATTTCCGCAGCAATTGCTTCCAATTGCTTGCGGTTTACTTGTTCAACAGCAGCTCCAGTTTTTTCATCTTGTTCTACTTTTGCAGTTTGAGCAATGTTTTGAATTGCTTGTGTTCTAGCTACTTCGGCTTGCGCAGTTGTAGCAGTAGCTTGTTCTTGTTTTAATGCAACATCAGCTGAATTAGCTCGTGTTGCTTGATAAGCTTGTACAGCAGGGCTAAGGACATCCTTTACAGTCGCTTGCTGCATGACAGCTTGAGCGCCTGACGTAGTTCCAGCCCCGCCTTGTGTATAAGCAAGCATAGGATTTAAACCAGCCGCCATTAAATCTTTTACAGCGGTCTGGTATTGTGTTTGACGTTGCTGTTCTTGAAACGCTCTATTAGCTGCAGCTTCCTGAGCGTTAGCTTGGTTTGTAGCCATAGCTATATCCCAAGACTTTTGATTAGCTTGAGAACCTCCTAGGAGGCTTAAACCGCCTCCTATTAAGCCGCCAACGGCACCTCCGATTCCGTCAAACATTCCCATATTAGAAATGATCGATTAAGCCAGGTACAGAGTACATAGGCATTGGTCGTGTCTTTCTTACATCAAAGAAAGAATCAAAGATGAATTGTTGGCCATTAGCTGAAGCACCTACAGCAACCACACGAGAAACAGGTGGGTTTTCAGTAATAAATGAATTATTTAATGTAGGTAAAGTAGTAAATTTTTGAGCTAAATGCCAACCGTCAATAGTGCCAGACGCAGTAGAGCGGAAAAGGCTACTAATACGAGAAGGATAATAGCGATATTCAGCCCACCGTTCTTGGTAACCAAATACGTCGTTGTCAGTAGTGTTGCCAGTAACATAAATTTCCTTATTGAGGATGGCTTGTTCGCCTAAGGTTGCAAAAGCTGGGAAATAGAAATCATAACGTGTTGAACGAGACCACATACGAGCCATACCCTGTTGGTATGTAAGATCAGCACGAATATTTACTAAACCAATGATTACACCATGTTCAGTAAACGATTGAGTAAAACCATGATTGTGAGCCAGGGCAGTGCCCATAGCAGCAAGGTTGCCCATAGGGGTAGAGCCGCCAGTAACTCCAGTAGCTGACGTTTGAGCAATTGGATTGATATTGATCGGGGTGGAACCACCACCAATATATTCAGGACGTTGTAAGCGAGCATCAGGACTAATAACACCGAAATGGCTACGAATAATTTCAGTGTAGCGAGTACCGCCACGAGCATCTCTTTCCAATAGTTTTTGAATTTGGAAAGATTGGCGGAGTTGATTAATTGTTGCAGCTGTTGCTTCAGATAAATCGGCATATAACGCTTGTCCTCCGGATGGGGTAGTTCCTTGCAATAACAAAGGTAATGCTGCACCATCAGATGTTAAACCTCTTTGAATGCCAGAACCATTTCTAACAGTTACAGGTGTGCCGCCAGCAGAAGCATTAACAGCAACAGGGGCAGATGTACCTAAAGGTAAAGTAACAGAAGCACCTTTTTGTGGCCAAGGCAATGCTGAAGTAAAGTAATCTTTGCGTTTTCCACGCTTTAATAGATTGTAATTTGCAACAGTATCAGGACCATCACCTTTATCTACTGTTACAGAATTTTGTAAGTTTTCATCTCGGAACCATTCGTTCCAAATAAGATTGTAAGCACGTGGCCAAAAAGCACAGTGACTTACAGTTTGTCCGGCAGCAACCTGCCCGACAGTAGGCAAGCCCATATAGTCTTGCAAAGAGCCGATGGCATAGCCACCGGCAGGTGACACCTGTTGTGGAACCACATAAGAGATAGAATCTCCTGGATTTACTTGTTGTCCCATAAATTTTTGCCAATTATCCCAAATTAGGCGATTAGGAACAAAAAAGAAGAAGCTATCCATAACCATGTTATCCATAATTGGATAAAGTGGAGTAGCAAGACGGGCAAATGCCGTCATATTTAATTTAAATGTATCTCCGGGTAGTACTTCGTCCACATATACAGGAACGAGATTACCAGCATCGAACGTAGTTTTATGAGTAGATTGGCAGTCAAATGAACTTCGAGGTATATCTGCCTTAGGAATCATCGTAAATTGATGAACATTTACCGATTTATTGCGATGCATAGTGTATTTAGCTCCGGAGTTAGTTCCGGGAGAAATGTGACCATTTCTCCTCGGTTGTTTTTATATTACTTGATTACAAGATCTTGTGCCCTAGAGATAACCCTAGGTACACCACCTTCAGGTGGTAAAAATGTGCCTGTTTGATCATCAAAAGTGCCCATATCATAGAGGTCATAGTCCTCTGGATGTGCTTGCATTTCAGATTCATTACGATTTACTTCGTCTGTGAATGATCTAATAGCAGCGCCAATTGTTGGTACATAGAATGGGCGATTATAAGCATCAACAGCACGATCTTTTACTGAGACTATTGTGAGAATTGTCATATTTTGTCCTTAAGTGAGGGTACGTTTAAGTTTTTGAAGTTTTGCTTGGGTAACTTGCTCTTTGACTGCAAGTCTTTCCCAAGTATTATCTTCGATGTTAAGTTTAGCACGTTGTTCACGTTTGTAAAGTAGTTCGTCAAATTCATACGGATTATCATTTTTATATTGTTTATCGTAGTATTTTGGAGGTTTGACTTTTTTTCCACGAATTACCACGTAATCGTGAGGATACACGTCGGAACGGTATTTTTTGTACCACTCTGCGCCGATTCCCGGCTTTAAGGACATTTTGTTATATTCCTTTTCCATCTGAATAATTTCACCAGTTTCCAGATCGGAATATTGATAGTGTTTTTCACTATCTTTTCCAGTTTGCTTTTTCATAATGTATCTAGCCACGTACGCAGCTGATTCAAAGTTAACATCTCCAATGGAGGAATAGCCAAATGGCCAGAGGGTTTCAAGGTCACTGGATCTATATATGAAAGAACCAGAGGAAGTCCTTTTCCATAATTTCTTATCATGAAAGTCGAATCCGAAGATACAGGCATGGTAGTGAGGTCTGCCGAAGTTTTCGCCATATTCTCCAGCCATGTAATAGCGTATTTTTGTAGTTGGATATCGTTTTCGCAATCTTTTAATAAAGAGTTGGAAGTCTCTGTGATGTAAGCTTTGATCAGGTGGGAGATGTGTTTGGTCATAAGTGAGGGTTATAAAACAATTGTTTTCGTGCATCTGGGCTTCATGCATACAACGCATAGCCCATTGACGAGATTTTTCTAGCCTGCAGCCAATACATTGTCCGCAGGGTATTTGAAGGGAATGACTTACGTCAATTCCCTTATTTCTAACGCTTTTCGTATCCGAAAAGACGAGTTTAGATTGATTAGCGGCTTTATAAGCCGTTATTGGATGATAGCAAGGCATGTGAGGTGCCCAGCGTCTTTATTAGAGACGCCAGCCTCCGCGCTGCGGGGCTTTTTGCATATTTGCAGATTTAGTACGCTTCGCGTGATGACGGAAAGTCTTAGCAGACTTTGATTTACGAACTGGTTTTCTATGTAAAACTTTCATTTTTTTCGTCCTTGGTTAATCGGGTTTTTGTGGGTTGGTGTCACCTAGCACAGTTACATCAAGTAGGTAACTGTGCTCGGCTTACGCCGACTCCTTCGGAGTAGGTATTTTTTCCTCGGCCAGAGGTGCCTGGGCGAGGTCATCTTTAGGTTCTACAAGACCTAATTTTTCCGCGTCAGCGCGGTTTTCATCGTTTTCTAAGAATTCAATAAGTTCAGCTGCGTCGTTATTGAAACGAGCGCGTAATTGAGCCGGTAAGCTCATGAATTCTTCATCGGCTGCGATAACCCTATCGAGAGCCGTTTTATAGTCACTGATACCAGTGAAATCGCCGTATTTAGGCGATAGTGTAGATTCGGGCAACATGCCCGTTACATTGAATTGGCGGAGAATGTTATTGATATCACATTCATCCTTGTAATGCTGCTGAGCCAGAGATGGCTCCTCACAAGCCACCCCTGACTCATTTGACGCAGCATTCGTGTCGTAATTATAAGGTGTACGTAAAAATGGGGCTTTAGTTGCCATTTTGTTTTCCTATCGTTGAAAATTAGGTTTAATTCCAAATGCTTCAACAGCACTAGAAATGGATCGTTTAGCGTCTCTATACCAATAAGGATCAGCAGATGGTGCAATTCCTTTTTCAGTATTTGCAGCAGTTGCACTATTTAAACGTGAACTAGTATCTTTAAATGCAATATCAGCAAGAATACGTTTATTTTCGGCTTTAATATTAGGATTTGTATCAAGCTTATTAACAGTATCAGCTTGTATATTATCAGCCTCAGTATCAGTTTTATTAATTTGAGCTTGAATAAGTTTATTTTGCATAACATTATTCATCGCCATAGCTGATGTAGCTGCTGCATTTGCAACCTTAGGCGAACAAGCCGTCCTCAATAAGGAAATTTATGTTACAGGAAATACCACCGACAACGATGTATTCGGATATCAAGAGCGTTGGGCAGAATATCGCTATTACCCTTCTCGTATTAGTTCTCTGTTCCGTAGTACTGCTTCCGGAACTATAGATGCTTGGCATTTAGCGCAGAAGTTTACTTCTGTACCAACTTTAAATACTACGTTTATTCAAGACACACCTCCTGTAAGTCGTGTTGTTGCGGTAGGCGCAGCTGCTAATGGTCAGCAATTTATTTTTGATTCTTTCTTTGATGTAAAGAAAGCTCGACCAATGCCTATGTATTCTGTACCAGGCTTAATCGACCATTTCTAATATGGGAATCTTTGATGGCATAACTAGCGCCGTTGGAAACCTTTTCGAAGGTGTAGGCGCTAAAGATTTTATTGCCCCAGCAGTTGGGGCGATAGGTTCTTTCTTAGGTCAAAATAGTGCAAATAATGCAAATTTAGCGTTAATGAATCAATCTAACGCTTTTAATGCTGCACAAACTGATAAACAGATGGCTTTCCAAAAGGAGATGCGTGCTAATCAATATCAAACAGCTGTCGAAGACCTTAAAGCTGCTGGACTTAATCCTATGCTTGCATATACTCAAGGTGGTGCTGGTAATCTTGGGGGTGCTGCTGCTTCTTCTTCTCCACCTCCAAAGATTGAATCCGCCCTGGCTCATGCTGCAAATTCAGCAGCTACATCAGCTATGGCGAGGAATAATGCTATGCAAAATAAACTTATTCA